CACGCCGAGATCATGGAACTGATGAGTGGCTTTACCTACAAGTGCAAGAGCGTTACAGATGCGTTTCTAAAGGCTCCTGATGGCACCCCTGACTTTGATGGCCACCGCTACGATCACGACAAGCGCAAGCGCTTTGCGGACTGGTGGGAAAGTGTGAAGGACAAGGCCATCACCAAGGTTGTTGAATGGGGCGCATTAGCCTTTGTTGTATGGGTCGTTCATACCCTATGGGAGTCGCTTCTCAAGGGGCCTGGTAAGTAACGCTAGTTCGATTTAGGAGTTAAATTATGGGCTTGGAAACTGCAAACTATATTGCGGATTTGGTAACAACGAATCCCCTCTCGGCTGATGTGAAAAGTCAAGGGGACGATCATATTCGAATGCTTAAGGCTGTTTTGCAAAATACATTTCCTGGGGTAGGTGGGCGTTTTGCGCGAGTTGCGACAAAGAATTCTGGCTATACTGTCGCCAGTACCGATAACACGGTTCTGCTGGATTGTACGTCTGCATTAACTTTGGCCATTACGGCCGCAGCGACACTTGGGAATGGGTTTGTTTTTTCCATTTATGCCTCTGGTGGGGCAGTTACAATAGATCCTTACGGGACGGAAACCATCAATGGAGCTACGACTTACACACTTCCTCAGGGATGTTTAGGTATTGTCTGGTGTTCCGGTACGGCCTTTACAATCTCTTCAAATTATATCCCTCTTTCTCAGTTGGAACGTTCTGGAACTGCGGGGCAAGTTTTAACAAGTAATGGTACTTTGGTTGCCCCGTCAATGCAAAACCTTCCTATCTACCGTCCAGCGGGGGAAATCGCTGTATTTGCTATGAACAGTGCTCCGGCAGGGTGGCTAGCGGCTGATGGAAGCAATGTGAGTAGGGCTACGTATAGTAGTTTATTTTCGGCAATTGGGACGACTTACGGAATTGGGGACGGAACGACAACTTTTACTCTCCCTGATTTACGAGGGTATTTTGTGCGAGGCGCCGGGACAAACGGTGATGGGGTAGCTTCTGGGACGTTTGCGGCAAAACAAGCGGATGCTTATCTGAACCATACTCACGGAGTTACGGAAAGCCCGCACTCCCATACACAATATATACCTGCTGTAACTACATATGCAGATGGAACTAATACTGCTCGGGTATACAGTATAAGTACCTTAACAACCACAACAACCGCCTCCGCCTCAACTGGACTTTCTGTAAATACATCAACAACAGGTGGAAGCGAGACTCGGCCACGAAATATTGCAATGCTGTATTGCATTAAAACCTGATGCAGCGGATAACACTTCAGCGTGGAGTTTCAACAGCCCAAGGGACGTTTGGCCGTCTCCTCGGGTTTTATACTTTAGAACTTCCCTGGAAAGATAATCAGCAAGGGATTTCGTGTATTCCGGCTGGGCTTTACGAATGTCGATATACACTATCCCCTCGAATGAAGAAATACACATTTGAAGTTTTGCAGGTTAGGGGGCGCTCCGGGATTCGCATACATGCGGCAAACTTGGCTTCGCAACTCCGAGGGTGTATTGCCTTGGGGGAAAAGCTTGGCCGAATTAATGGGGTTAATTCAATTTTATTATCCGCCCCCGCAATTCGCAAGTTTGACACCCTAATGGCTGGAAAACCTTTTACATTGGAGATCCTCGATGCTTGAAATTCTCGGTACTATCGTCGGTTCCGTATTTGGAGGAGGGGCTACTGGCATTCTCGGGGTGCTCGCTCAAAGGTTCTTTGATTACAAAAATCGGCAGTTGGATCTGGACTTAAAGAAACTCCAGTTCGACCATGAGGCTGCCCTGCGAGATAAGGATGCGATGATTGTTCGGGGGGAGTGGGCGGCCCGGACACAGATCGCGGATATATCAGCGGACGCGACAAAAGATGCTGGGGATTCGGCGGCATTTGCGCAGAGTTTTGGGTTGGAACCCCGACTGTACAGTGAAAAGGTTGCACCAACAGTCGCCCAGGGTTGGGTTTTTGTGATCCTTGATTTCTTTCGTGGGATTGTGCGGCCAGGACTTACCATATACCTATGCTATCTCGTAACGCAAGTCTACAACGAGACACAACGTCTAGGGGTGGGTTTAACCTCAGAGCAGGCGCTGGATATATTCAAACTCATCATCGGAACAGTGCTGTACGTTTGGACGACTTGCACGTTATGGTGGTTTGGTACGCGGAATAAGCATCTTGGTCGGGAGAAAAAATAATGCCTATTGTGTCGGTTGGGGAGGTAGGAAAGTACGGGATTATTAATGATATACCTGGGCACGAGCTTCCCCTCGGGGCTTGGACAGATGGAAAAAATGTCAGGTTTATTGATGGGCATGTTCAGAAATGTACTGGCCAACTTTCCGTAATGGCGGCTCCGTCCAGTGCACCTTTATGGGGGATGCCTTACTATAATGTAAATGGAATCCCAGGGTGGTTGTATGCAGGAACTGGGAAAGCGTATTGCTATGAGAATGGGGCGGAGTATGACATTACGCGAGCAACTGGCGGGGACTATTCGGCCTCGGCACTAACCCGCTGGTCGGGTGGTGTGCTTGGTGGAGTTCCGTTCGTTAATAATGGGGTTGATGCCCCTCAAATGTGGGCGACTCCTCTTGGCGCGAATAAACTGGCGGCACTAACCAACTGGCCCGCGAGCACCACCGCCAAGGTACTTCGTCCGTTTAAGCAATATATGGTAGCCTTAGATGTGACTAAGTCCGGCGTCCGATACCCGACTTTGGTTAAGTGGAGTCACCCAGCAGATCCCGGAAGTGTACCGTCGTCATGGGATGAGACGGATGCTACGAAAGATGCGGGGGAGTACCCGTTGAGTGAAACTATGGGATATGCGATAGATTGTGTTCCCCTGCGCGATGTAAATGTGGTGTATAAAGAGGATTCCGTCTGGGGTATGCAGTTGATTGGGGGAGAGTATATTTTTCGCTTTTATAAAATGTTCACTTCCTTCGGGATGCCCGCGAAAGATTGTGCGGTGGAGTTTGCGAGTGGGAAACATGTAGTTTTCACTGGAAATGATCTACTTGTCCATGATGGGCAGCAGGCCGTGTCGATTCTCGATGGAAAGATGCGGAAAAGACTATCCTCGATTTCTTTTGATAACTATAAATACTGCTATACCGCGGCTAATCCGGTGCAGCGGGAAGTGTGGTTTTGCTGGCGGGATGCGACGACGACTGGTGCTCCCACACAAGCATTGATTTGGAATTATAGTACCGGCACGATCGGTTTGCGTGATTTGCCGGAAGCAAACTTCATCTCTATCGGTCGTATAGATGCGACAGTTTACGCGGGGGCGGATAGCTGGGGAGCCGATACCGAAACATGGGATACTGATACTTCCATCTGGGGCGACACAGCGTTTGACATTGTTCATGCCAGCATGGTAGGCTTTACAGATTCGAAGATTCTGCGGTTTAATTCTGGGGAAACTTTTGACGGAACCTCGATGCTTTCCTACATCAAGCGAACAGGGATTGGGGTTCCTTTCAAGCAGAATATGCCGCCCGATATTTCATCTTGGAAGTTTTGTCGGAATATATGGCCTCGGATTACAGGGACAGTTGGGGGAATTGTGACGGTTACTTTGGGACAACAATCGAAGGTAAATGGTGATGTTACTTGGGAAACCCCAGTTGACTTCCGGATTGGAGTGGATACGAAGATTGATTGTCGTTTAAGTGGCCGAACATTTGCTATTAAGATTGAGTCGAATACAGATATTAATTGGCAATTGTACGGATATGATCTTGATGTGGATATGTTGGGGACTTACTAATGGCTTATCGCCCGGAATCTGCCCCGCAAGATGGGCAACTGAGTTCGTTAGTTGAGTGGATCGGAAGAGAACTTCGCCGGCTTGCAGAATTTTCGGAACTGGTGGAGGGGGGTCGTTGGCTTCCAATCAGAAACAATGCCCCGGAAAAGCCGCGAGAAGGGATGCTGGCGATTGCCGACGGGACTAACTGGAATCCAGGCTCAGGTCAAGGCCTGTATGAATATCGGGCGAGTGCCTGGGTGAAACTTTAAGGAGACACATAATGGGACTTTCGGAACTTTTGTTTGGAGATAAAACGCCCGTAGCAACGCCGGTGAATACCTCAACGACCAGCACACAGGGCACTCCGGAGGAACAGGCGGCGCGGGCACAAGTACGAAGTGCAGCGCAGAATGCGTTTGCTCAATCGCAAGCAGCTTCACAAGCTTACGCTGGTACGCCTGGGATAGCTGGCCCTAGCCAAGTTACCCTCGGGGCGGAGCAGATGGCTCTTGGGGCCGTTCCGCAATTGCAGGGAATGTTGCCGGGAATGCAGTCGGCGTATAATTTTGGCCTTAACGCGGCCGATGTTACGCAGAATCCTATGCTGGCAAAGGCGATTCAAGGGGCAATTAATCCTATGCTGGATCAATTTAGTGAATCTGGTGGGGTATTGCAAAATATTCGTTCTGGGGCACAACAGGCAGGGCAATATGCTGGCTCTCGTCAGGGGATTGCGGAGGGTTTGGCGGCCGGAAAACTTTCACGAAACATTGGAGATTTAACTTCCTCCATGATGTCTGATGCGTATAAGACCGGGCTTAATACCATGACCCAGTCTATGCAACTAACCCCGACGGTACAGTCAGCGATGATGATGCCTTCCACAACGCAGGCGGCTGTGGGGCAAGCTCAAGATGTGCGGGCACAGCAGGTACTAGATGACGCCGCGCAACGGGAACTTTGGAAGATCAACGCCCCGTGGCAGCCGGTGACCAATCTGGCGAATTTGATCTATGGTGGAGGGACAACATCCTCGACTACGAATGCCCAAGGTCAAGCTATCACACCGAGTCAAGATACTGGGTTACTTGGAAAGGCTTCGCAACTTGCTAGTCTTGGTTCCGCGGTTATGGGGTTGAAGCCCCTGTTTAGTTAAGGAGATTTAACATGGCACTGAAACCTGTAGTAGGCCCGGAAAGTCTAGCCCCCACATTCTCCAGGATTATGGATCCTGCAGCTTCCACTACTCAATCCCCGGCAGCACTGGGTGATAAGGCGATGGGGACAATCTTGAAAATGTTTCAGGATGCGCAAGCGCAAGACCTGGCTATGACACAAGCCCTTAAACCGCAGCTTGTCGGTGCTCCTGGTGGGGCATCCCCTCAAGCAGCCCACACGATTGCTGGCCCTGTGCAAGCTGCGATGGCCCCTGCGGCTATGCCGGTATCTTTCGCTAGTATGCTTCGGAGGTAATTATGGAAACCTTGGCTGATATTTTGCAAGGATGGAATCCGGCGGCTACCGGCCTTCCGCCAATGGGAGCAATGCCGGCGGCTGCTCCGCAGGTAATGCCGACTGAGCCACAACCGAATGTTGGGTTTAGGGAGTTTCTGGCGCAACACCCGGAGCCTGCCCAATCCCCAACGCCTGCCCAATCCCCAGCAGCGACTACCCCGCAGAGCCGAGGAGGGTTTGAAGATCCGAATAGATGGCTGATTACAGCGGCGGCTTTGGCAAGCGGGCCGAGGGCGTTGCAACTGCTTCCCCTGGCACACATGGCTTACGGAGAACTGACGAAGAGTCAGGAAGAAGAACGTGTGGCGGCGGAAAAAGAAGCTGCCCGGAAGCAGAGTGAGACAACGGCGCTGGTTGACCTCCGTGGGGCGCAGTCGGCGGAATCGATGCAACGAACAAGTGAATCGAAACAGAAACTTCCGGGGGAACTGGAGCAAACTCGACTTGGGAATTTGGAAAAACAGCAGAGAGTGGAGTCGGCGGAACTGGCGTATAAGCAGGCGAAACGGTTGTACGAAGCCAAACTTAAGTTGGATCCCACAGGGGCGACTGAAGCGAAGTTGGAAATGGATACGGCCAAGGCAAAACTTGATGCAGAAAAGGCACTGACAGGGCAAAGACAAGCCGCAGCCGGGGAGTCAAGTGCGCGGGCGGCGCAGACGAAGGCGGAGACGAAGGCGATGGAGACGCTGGGATCCACAACAGCGACAGAAGAAGAAAAGACTCGCGCGAGGACGGAGCTTCAGGCTGCGACAGCATTGCTGCAATATGCCGGGGATGATGATACGCGGAAGGGTGCGGAGGCGACACTAAAGGCGATTCTGACGAGAAGTGTAAAGGCAGGCACTCCTCCAAATACGCCGAAAGTTATTACGGAAGCTGACATTCAAAGTAACATGACGAAGTATAAGAAAACCCGCGAGGAAGTTTTAGCGGCGGCCAAGGCTCAAGGTTACCAACTTCAGGGGAAATAAAATGGCCGTAGATCTGTTCGTAAATCCCGAAATTTCCCAGCAAACTTCAGCCCCGCAAGGGGTTGATTTATTTGGCGGTGCTCCGCAAGAGTCTGGGGTTGATTTATTCGCTGGAGAAACCCCGAAAGCTGAGACGAAGCTTCCGGAATTCCTAGGATTCCTCGGGGATACAATGGCGTCAGCGAATATTGCTGGCGGCATAACTCCCAAAGTTGGGGAGTATCTTGCCCCGACAGATCCGATGGGTCGGGTGGGGCTTGGGTTAATTCGACTGAAAGAGGATATTGAAAAAACCCACTGGGAATCTCCGATGTCCCCTCTTCGAAGATATACCCCCGAGGGGAGGGAAGCCCTCGGGCGAATCGAACGTGAGCGGGCGATTACGAAAGAAGCGCTGAAGGAAATTCAAAAGGAAGATAAAAGTAAATTTGCTAGCCTTGCCGGCGGGGCCTTTGAAAGTGTCGGCCCCAGTGCGGCGGGTTTAGTGGCTATGGCTGCGGGCGTCCCAATGGCTCCGGCGCTTGGGATAGGTTTGGGAATGAACATGCTTACAGAGGGTGCGGGGGAATTTGCGGAGAGGCGAGATTTAGGGCAAGATCCGATGGAGGCTGTCCCAGGAACTTTAGCCCACATGTTAGTCTCGACGGCACTTGCAACAGGTCCGATGGCAGCGGCCTTGAAATATACCTCCGGCGCAACGAAAGAACTTGGTAAGACGCTGGTGAAAGTTGGTGGTGGGGAATTTTTGCAGGAATCGGGGACGCAACTGCATAAGGATATTCTCACAAATTTGGAGGGATTGACGAAATATACTCCTGGGGAAATTGCCCAGCGAACGGCGGAGGCGGGGGCGACTGGTGTACTGATGGTTCCCATTATGGGGCCGGCTGGAAAGATTGTCCAAGCCGGGCGGATCTATGGGGAACGGGTGGAGTTTGAAAAGAAGAAGGCGAATATACTTGGGGAGTGGGAAAAGGCAGGGCAAGAGGCCCTTGCAAAACTGCAGGGATTCCAGCCGACGGAAGATCCCACAGAGGCACTGATACGGGGATTGAAAGCTACTACGGTTGATCCTGAAATAGCGGCTGTGCAGGAAGCGCAGTTGCGGGGTTCGGCTGAAGCAATGCCGGTTAATGCAAAGGGGTTTGCTCTCGGCACGGCTATCGACGCGCTGCTGGCGGACAGTCGGGCAAAGGCGGATGTGGGTATTGTTGGGGAGAGTGTGCCGGAACGGCGACTGAGTTATATTGAGAAAAATCTTGCGGGAAATGAGGTTCCGATTTCGAAACGGATTGTCTTGGGCGGAACGACACCGGAGGCTACGGGGCTTCGCCTTGAGCAGATAGATCCGGACATGCTGACTCCTGGGTCTATTACAGTACTCGGCGGGAATATGATGTCTGTCGATGCGCTGTTTGGGGCGAATTTTCCGCAGGCGATTGGGGAAGCCCTGGGTGCGATGGAGAAGGAAGCAAATGTTTCCATGCCGATTATTGTGACGCTGGAGCAACTCGTGGGTGACGTAGCGGGCTTAAACACGACGGTGGAACTGGGAAATGGGAGATATGCCCATGTGATAAATCCTAGGGAATTGCCGAGTTGGAAGCCGCAATATAAGGGTGGGAATCGGACTGCGATTGCGGAGTTTGTGGGGACACTGACGCACGAATTTGGCCATGCAGTGGAACGGGAAAATTTCATCAAAGGTATTACGCAGAAGATAGCTCGCCTGGGGACAGATCTTCCAACGGCGCTGGAGCAGGTTCGTGGGCTGGAGCGTTCGATTAAGACCTTCTCAGTTACACCAGAGCAACTGGATGGTTTGCGGCAAGCCGCCCCAGAAGAAGCGGATTTGCTGCAGCGCTGGATGGAACTGCAATCAGCCGCCAGAAATGAGACGATTTCGGCAAAGGAGTTGGCGCTTGCTTGGTTCGGGCCGCGGAAGTTTAGCCGAAGTTTCGATCGGAAGAAAGGGATTCAGAGTATCTGGGAATGGTTCAGGGCAGCGACCCAGGATGCCGTGCGGAAAGGGGATTTGGATCGCGCGAAGGATATTGATGAGATGACTGTGGAGGAGATGATTACTGTCGCCGTTGGAAAGGGGCGGATGGATTATTTCCTTGACTTTCATGAGTTTATGGCGGAGCAATTTTCCCGCGCCGCGCATGATCGGGGGTATTTGAAGGGGACAAAGCTTGGCGACTGGTTTCGCTCGGTACTGGATTCCCTAAAAACATTCTTTGACTCAATCAAGGATCAAGGTTTTATCAAGCCCGACGTGACATTTGAGCGTTGGCTGGATCAAGTCACCGCAGCAAGCAAAAAGGTGAAGCGTGGTCGCTGGTGGGGGCATGTGAAGTTGTCGAAAGAAATCCAAGCGCAGCAACGGGCTCAAAAGCGAGCGCTCGAGAAGGAACTGGCGGAAGTGCGACAGGAGGGAGAGCAGGAGGCTGCGGAAGATGTGGATCCGACTCCGCCGAAGGATGAGGTTGCGGCCCAAGATCCGGTGACAATGGAGCAGATGGATGCGGTACTGGATACAGCCGTTGCGATGGGGCTTTCGCGGAAGTCGAAGGAGTTTAAGGAAATTTCGGATCTGATTGTGAATGGGCAATTGGAGGTGGCTTTTGATAAGATCTGGAAATGGATTTCGAGTGGGGCGAAGCCGAACTTTGATAAGGGGAGATATACGGATAAGCTGATAGGCACGCTCGGGGAATCGAAAGAGTTGGCGAAAGAACTGCAGAGGAAAATGGCATGGAAACCTGGGGAAGATCCTGGACGCCCGACGTATGAAGATGTGACGGCGGACTTCCTTGCTGGACTGACTCCGGAAGAGTTACGGCAGCCGGATATGGTACGACAGGCGATTGATTCCTGGAATCGGATGGGCGTGGAATCGCCTTGGTTTAAGCGTTGGTATCGGGAGGGGAAGCTGAATGATGCTGCGACTGGAAAGCCGCTGGTGGTTTATCATGGGTCTGGCTCGATAATTGAATTCTTCGATATTACTCGGGCGGTCTGGGAACGAGCGTTTTTCTTTGCAGGGAATCCGCTTAACGCCGCCACTTACGCGAATGCGCCGAGAACTCAAGCTACCCCGGTATTTGCGAAAGTAGGGGATCAGCGGAAGGCGCAACATATCCGCAAGCGGACGGAGTTTGCTAAGAAGGCATTGGAGGAATACCAGACACAAGGCTTTGTGACGAACCCGAAAACTGGACAACCGATATACCCTGATAAAGTGGTTTTGCGGGGGATGGAGAAACGGGGGGAAAGGGAAATGGATGCCCTGCTGGAGTCGGCGGAATTAGCGACACCGGCTCCGGTTGTTACGGCTTTCTTCGTTCGGATGGAGAATCCGATGTATGTGGACTTTGGGGGAAAAGAATGGAAGCGAGGGGCTTATGATGGGATTATTGCCGAAGCACAAGCGAAGGGACATGATGGACTTGTGGTGGAAAATGTGCAAGATCCCATGCTGGACACAATTTACATAGCCTTCTCGCCGGAACAAGTTAAGGATGCTTATAGAAATCAAGGGACATTTGAGGAAACTGATCGGGTACGGTTTGATAGGTCGCGGACTCCATCGGCTGCCCTTGCCCAACTCTCCGACGGAGTGAAAGCCCTGGATCGTTCGACAGTTTTCCGCGGGGCGTTGAATGTCTGGAATCGCGCAATGGATGGGCTGGTGCAGTTACAGCAACGGGCCGCGAAACCTTTGGTGAACGGGGAACTTAATTTTCCGATGCAAATGATGCTGGAAGCTGTGAGTGGGTTAGAGTCACTGAAGAACCGCTTACAACAGCCGGGGGAAGTTTTGGTGAAGGAACTTCGTGGGAGGAGCGCGAAGGAACTGGAACAGATCTATGATGTGCTGGAAGCAGAGTGGAAAGCGGAAACGCATCTGTTTGACTTACAGGGATGGGATGCCGGGCCGGAGGTGGAGGGGAGGACGCAAATTTGGGGGGAACTGCCAGATGGAGGATTGGAGATTTCAGCAACTGTCGGGAAAACCGTGACGCACTGGGAATACGGAACATCACCTAACCCGGCGAAACAAACTGCAATTCGGGAAGCTTTTTTGAAAGCGGGGATTGACATTTCAACTGAACGTGGGTTGGAAGTAATGCAACTTGCTCTGCAAATAAAGAACACAATGCTGGAGCAATTTACGCAACTGGAGCGGGTGCTGGAAAGAAAGATTGTGAAGAAATTCACATCCGCCCCTATGGTAGCCGCGAAAGAACTGGAGGATTTGTATCAGTCGATGCAGAAGATCCGGCTTGTCCCGTTCTTCCCGCAGGGGAGGTATGGGGACTATGTTGTTGTGGTGGAGGAGAAGAAAGCGCAAAAGAGGAAAGGGGAAAGGGAGTATCGAACGGCGCGCTTGGAACACTACGAAACCAAGGCTGAAATGCAGACGGCCCTGGCAAAATGGCATAAAATTCAAGCGGGATCGAATGGGCAGATTCGGGCGGTGGGGAAGGAACTCGAGCAGTCCCAAGGGTTACCTATGCAACTTCCGCGGAATTTGTTACATCATCTGGAACAGACACAAATCTTTACGCAAAAGCAACTGGGCGTACTGCAACAAATGATGTTGCCGGCGGGGCATGAAAAGCTGACAGGAAGGTTTGCTAAGTTCAACGAAAAGGTGGCCGGGGGTGAGCGGGATTTGATGAAGAATTACGCGAACTTTATCTGGCATAATGCGAACTTTATCTCGAAACTGAGTTTCCGGACGGAATTCACGAAGGCACTGAATGCGCAGAATGTGGCGATTCGGGCGGCGCAAAAGGTTCCGACAGAACTTGGACGGGAACTGGTGGATGAACTGCAAAGGAATAAGGCGATTATGCAGCGCGTTCGGGAATATTTACTTTACCCGCCGAATGAACTGCAGGGATTGCGAAGTGCGGTGGCGTTGGTTTATCTGGCGTACAATGCCAAGACAGCACTGATGAACTTCGGGACGATGATAAATACCTATGCAGGGATTACTACTGAATATGGAGAACTTGCTGGGCATAAGATCTGGGCAAAGGGATTGTATGATGCGAGTCGGTTGCTGGCTATGCCGAAGGCCACGGAAACAAAGCATGTGACTGGGGAAATTTCTGTGGAGGACAGTCCGCTGGTTTGGATGTATAATAAGGCGGTAAGTGAGGGGGTGATTGATCAGAGTTATGCGTATTTTCTCGCAGGGCAGGCGAATGGGGCAAGAGCACTTGCCGGGACGCGACGAGGCGCTTTGGGGCGGTTAGGGCAACTTGCGACGGAAGCGGGGATGTATCCTTTCCGCATGGTGGAGAGGATGAACCGACTGGCGACTTTGGTGATGTTTTTTGAAGCGGAACGAGGTCGCGGAGCTAACCTGGATGAGGCATATGCGAGTGCTGTGAAACGCGTGAACCTGCTGCAGAATGCGTATGACGCCGGGAATAGGTCGGAACTGTTCAGGGGGAAACGTGCGATTCTAACCATGTTTGCTTCCTATACGCAGTTTATGACTTGGAATATGATGGGGGGTTATGCGAAGGGAGTATCGGCGGAACTGCGGGATAGGGGGATGCCGGCAGCGGAGAATATGAATCTGTATACAGTGAAATTGTGGATGGTTTATATGCTGTTAGGGGGAATGCTGGCGCCGCCGTTTATGGAAAACTTGATGGAAGTGTTACAGTGGGTTTGGCGGAAAGTTTATGGAACAAATGCGCGATTGGAGTTGCGGAAGTTTATTAAAGAACTCGGGGCTTCCCCGGACTTGGTAATGAAGGGGGTACTGCATAATGTTGGAGGGATGGATTTGAGTGGGAGTTTTAGTGTCGGCCGAACCTTGCCGGGGATTGATCTGCTGAATCGGGAGATGAAGGATTTTCAATCTTTTGTTGGGGCTTTGAGTGTGAAGGGGGCTGGCCCCTTTGGCGGATTCACGGAAGACTTGGTGAATTTTGTAGGGGCGACGTCGGACTGGGTTCGAGACCGCGCGAGGGGAGGGGAAGTGCTGGCTACGATGCCAGGGGCGATTGGCGCGGTGGGGAAGGCGTATGATGCCTGGGTTATGCAGAACTTGAAACCTACACAAGGGGTGCTGGATAAGGCCGGGAAGCGGGTGGTGGAAGATCCTCCGGGGAGTGGGAAGTTTAGGGATTTGACAAACTGGGAACTGATTGGAATGGCGATGGGAGGGAACCCGGCGGTGCTGAGTCGGGCCAGGGAAATGAACTATACGTTGGTAGGGGAACAGATGTATTGGCGGACGAAGCAGCAGACGTTGCTGGATAACCGTTGGGAAGCTGTTCGGTCGGGGGATACGGAGAGGCTGCGGAAGGCGGATAAGGCGATTGTGGATTTCAATGCCTCGGTTCCGAAGGGATATGAGTCGGTTAAGATTACCGGGAAAACTAAGGCGGACAGTCTTCGCTCCCATCGAACGACTGTTCGGAATCGGGAGCAAATGAAAACGCAGAAATCCATGCGGTCAGTCGGTAGGGAGGTTGAGGCAGCTTGGTGATGCGGCACAACTGTGAGTCCGGCCTCGCCAGAAGCGGATAGTGCGGGGCTGGATTCGGAGGATGTTAGCGAGCTCGCGGGAGGAAAGATTCTCATGTTGGCGAAAGAATTCCCAAGGACAGCAATATCCGAGGGATTTTAAGTTCTTGTGAAACTTGTCGTTTTTAGGTGACATTGGGATTTCCCTTAATAACGGTCATAACCCCGCCGCGATTTTCGAGACGGACGAAACCAGCCTGCACAGCGGAAGAAAGGATTTCTTGGAATTCTTGAAAAGTGCATTTTCGGCTGAGGTCGCGGTAAAGTTTTTGCTGCGGGATTGTATGGTATGCGGCGAGAATCTCGACGAGGTCATTGAGGACTTGGGTGGATTGTGTCCGTCCGATCTTGTCAAAGACGTAGGGCATGTCATCTTCAAGGGCATCGACCATTTCGGCTGCAAAGGATAATGCCTCGCGGGTGATGACTAGTTCGTTTGAGCGCCCAGCGGAAATTATCATGGCGAGTTTGTGGATATGAGTTTGCTTTCGCGCAAGGTATCCTCCGAACTGCTCTGGGGGGAGATTTTTGTGCTTGGATCTCCAATGGTTTTCATACCACTCCGTTCCCCAGGATTTTGCTTCATGTTCAATTTCATACTCGCCAGCCATGGTGGAGATGATTTCGAGATCGTGGATTAAGTCGGCACGAAGCTGCATGAATTCTTGTGGTACGTGGTCAGCGGGGTAAGCGACGAATTGGCGCTTATGCTTTGCGTAGACGAAGATGCAGCGGGATGTGAAGCCCCCTCCGATCATGTATTCAGGGAAGTTACCGGCGATCCAAGCTGGGGTTGTGCAGGCAATGATGTTGATCCAAGGATTTTCGATGGTGTCGTTACCGGAAGTCTTGGTGGATTTCTTAAAGGCGCCGGGCTGACCGTCCCACAAACTGACGAGAACGTCGACCATCTCCCTATCGGCAGGATTGAGGAGAGTGCCGAATTCGCTTGCGGCAATGGTAAGGCAGGACATGGGCTGATACTCTCCGGTGGGCATAAGTATCATTTCCTTGGCCTTCGCCATGTCTTCAACGAGTTTCTGCCAAGTGACTACATCAGGGCCGAAGTTAATGCCTGGGACTTCCTTGAGGAGGTTCATCCCGACGGAAGCGGTGGTGGACTTGGATACGATCCCTGGGGGCGCGACTAAAATTACATAACAATTTGGAGTCCACTGGAAATACTTCTGATCAATCCAAACGCGCCGACGAAGGGCGCCTGCGATAGTGGAGACAGCCACCCAAAAATACATCTTGAGTGGAGCTTCTCCATAGGAAGCGAACTGGATGAAATCTTGAATCCAGTCGCGCGATTTACGTTGTGCCACAAAGATTCCTCCGGGAATTATTGGGGGGATTAACTCGGAATTATCCGCCCCACTTATTTACAATCGCCCCAAGATACTGGAGAATAGTTAAAGCCGACTGGGATGGTGAGAGGATCGTCGTAAGGGATGGGGATAGTGGAGGCGATTTCACGGAAGCGGGCTTTGAGGTGGTCGAATAAGTATGTGGGGGCTTGCCAGACGAGAGAGTCGTGGACTTGGAGGAGGATTTGGATTTCCGGCTCGAGGGTGACGACTTTGTCCCAGATTTTGTTAATGTAAAGGGCGACCGTGGACTGGGGAACCCAAGCGAGAGCCTCGGGGAGAAGGCCTTCGATTCTGTCAAAGTAGACGCGACGGTAGCCGAAGCGATTAACCACCATGCGGGAAGTGGAAAGCTGGCGCTCTGTACGGCGATGCCATTCCTTGATGCCGGGGTGCGCGGCGAACCAGCGGGCTTGGAGAAGTTCCGCTTGGTGGACAGTGCAGGCAGCGGCGATTGCCATCGTACGGGCAGAGCCGCCGTAGTTAGTCCCGTGGATGAAGGATTTGGCAAGTTGTCGCTGACGCTTAAACTTGGCTTTGTGTTCAGGGTAGTTTGGGTGGGATTCGACGAGTTCGGCGGGATCAGGTGCGGGAAGGTTCTCGAGGGCGATGCCGTTGAGGATATGGAGATCAACGCCCATGCGGAGAGCGGCCTTGAGGTCGTCATCGTCGGCTTCCCACACGACTACCTGAAGATCGGCACGATCGAGGTCAGTGTCGCAGATAGTGTAGCCGGGATCGGGGACGAAGAAGCGCCGGACATTGGGGAGGGTGTGGTGGGATAGGAAGCTCATTCTGGAGCAGCCTCATGGAAGAATTGGCAGGGACGCTGGATGGACTCGACGACTGGGTAGACTGATTGGAATTGCTCGTGGAGCATCTTGAATACAACGGGCGGGTTCGCTACGCAGTAGCCGGCTAGGAGATACTCGGTATCGTCGAAGTGCGGGTCGTAGTATTTGCAAACTTCGCAGGTGACACTGGTCATGCTTCCTCTCCTTTGGGGATGTTTTGAAGATTTCCGCCGTTGCCGAAGGCGTTCTCGCCGGAATTAAAGCGGAAAGTTTCAGTACCGGCAATGTTATAAGATGTTCTCATTCGCCCGTCAGAGTCGAGGGGCATGAGGCAGAATGTGGAAAGGAAAACGCCGAGGGAACGCTTCTCGGAAATTAAAGAAACGAGGGGGTGGAGGAGGGGATTCTTTTCGGCGAGTTTAGTCAGGGCGTTATCATCAAGTGTGGGTTTTTTTGTTTTCTTGTGCAGGATAGGGGTGAGGTTGAGGGAGTCGTAGAAGAATTCCTTCATTTGCTTGGGGGAGCCGACGTTAAGTGGTTCCCCGGCGATTTGGTGGATTAAGGATTCTCGAACGGAGATGGCTTCCATAAGTTCGCCGGCGACTTCGGAGCGACGCTTGGCGTCAATCCTAACCCCACGGAGCATTGTGTTGAATACATGATCTGCCATACGATGCTGGAAAGCAAGCTGCTCGGACAGTCCGGCGGATTCAACGCACCGCTCGAGTTCGACAGA